GAGAACTTTTCCGGCGTGGCCTGGGAATTTCGTCCCGGAACACAGGCCCAAAAATATATTCAAGGCATTCCCGGCACTGAAAATGAAATCAGCGTCGGAACAGAAATATCCAGCGAAACCGCCTGGAGCCATACGTTTACAAATACTCAGCTATCTGCCGTCCGCGTCCGCCTGAAATGGCCATCCCTGATGAAACAGGAAGACGACGGGGACGTGGTGGGGAATACCGTTAAATACGCCATCGATTTGCAGACAGATGGCGGTGCATGGCAGACCGTGCTGGAAACGGCGGTTACCGGGAAAACCACTTCCGGCTATGAGCGTAGCCACCGAATCGACCTGCCGCAGGCAGGGAGCACCTGGACGCTGCGTCTTCGCAAGGTATCGCCGGACGCAAACAGCGTCAAAATCGGTGACGTCATGACGCTGCAGAGCTATACCGAAGTTATTGACGCGAAGCTGCGCTATCCCCACACAGCGCTGCTCTATATCGAATTTGATTCCAGTCAGTTTAACGGCTCCATTCCACAGATTTCCTGCGAACCGCGTGGACGTGTTATCCGCGTTCCTGATAACTACAACCCGGAGAGGCGCGAGTATACCGGCACCTGGACCGGCGGTTTTAAATGGGCCTGGACGGATAACCCGGCATGGATTTATTACGATATCGTTGTTTCAGACAGGTTTGGCCTCGGCAACCGTCTGACCAGCGCGAATATCTCTAAATGGACGCTGTACCAGATCGCACAATACTGCGATCAGATGGTCCCCGATGGTAAGGGCGGCGATGGCATGGAGCCTCGCTATCTCTGTAACGTCTACGTCCAGGAGCGCAACGATGCGTACACTGTGCTGCGCGATTTTGCCGCCATTTTCCGGGGGATGACCTGCTGGAGCGGTGAGCAGATTGTCGTACAGGCTGATATGCCGCGTGATGTCGACTTTAACTACACGCGGGCGAATATCATTGGTAAACCGCGCTATTCGAGCAGCACCAGCAAGGCTCGCTACACTAACGCGCTCGTATCCTGGTCTGACCCAGCGAACGCTTATGCTGATGCGATGGAACCGGCGTTTGTTCCGGAGCTGGTTTCCCGCTACAGCTTTAACCAGCTCGAAGTGACGGCCATCGGGTGTACCCGGCAGAGCGAAGCCCACAGGAAAGGGCTGTGGGGCATTCTGACAAACAACAAAGACCGGATGGTTGAGATTGATGTTGGTCTCGATGGCAAAATCCCGCAGCCGGGTTATATCATTGGTCTGGCCGATGAACTGCTGGCCGGACGTGTGAATGGCGGGCGAATCAGCGCGGTTAATGGCCGGGTGATTACGCTCGATCGTGATGTCGATGCAAAAGCCGGGGACCGGCTACAGCTTAATCTTCCGTCCGGGATTTCCCAGGCCCGGTCCATTCAGTCAGTGAACGGTCGACGGCAGATAACAGTCACTACGGCGTACAGTGAGACGCCGGAAGCAGAATGCGTCTGGGTTATTGAGTCCGACGATCTGTATACACAGCAGTATCGCGTTATTGGGGTAAAGGACAACAACAACGCCACGTATACCATCACCGGCGTGGCCCACGACCCGGACAAATTCCCGCGTATCGATACCGGCGCGATCATCGACCAGCGCCCGATTAGCGTCATTCCGTCAGGAAACCAGGCTCCGCCGGATGGTATCCTTCTGACGTCCTTCTCTATGGTGAATCAGGGTATCAGCGTCGAAACCCTGCAGGCCAACTGGAACGCCGCTCAAAATGCTATCGCCTATGAGGCTCAATGGCGTCGAAATGATGGCAACTGGATTAACGTGCCGCGCAGCTCGACCACGTCATTTGAGGTCAGCGGCATTTATGCCGGTCGTTATCTGGTACGCGTCCGCGCGATCAACGCTGCAGAAATTTCCAGTGGCTGGGCGTACTCGGAAGAGAAGACGCTGACAGGGAAAGTCGGTGAGCCACTGCCGCCGCTGGCGTTGACGACCGTTTCACTGACCGCTGGTATCGAGATCCGCTGGGAGTTCCCGGAAGGTTCCGAAGATACCCAGCGCACAGAGCTGCAGTACAGCCCGGACAAGAGCGGGAACGGTGCGATGCCGCTGACAGATTTAGCGTATCCGGGCAAGCAGTATCAGCAGATGGGCCTGCAGATTGCTACGCAGTTCTGGTATCGCGCGCGCCTTGTCGACCGCCTGGGCAATGTCTCGCCGTGGACCAGCTGGGTGCAGGGAATGTCCAGCGATAACGTTGATGACTATTACCAGCAGCTTGACGACGCCATCAGAGGTTCGGATACATTTGACGAACTGAATAAAGGTATACAGGACAACAGCGCCGCCGCCGAAGCGGCACAGCAGGCCGCTGACAAAGCACAGCAGGTTGCTGACTCAGCTAAGGAGATTGCCGCCGGGGCAGCTGTAATAAACGCTGAGCAGCAGACGTTGATCGACGAGCAGAAGAAGTTAATCGCTCAGAACATTACTGATATCAACAATGTAGCCAGAACCGGGATTGAAAATGCGAACGGACTGGCACAAGAAATTCTTGACCGGCAGGTTGGTGATTTGACGACAGCTAATAAGGCTGCCAGCGATGTTGCTAACGCTATCAAAAAAGCTGAGACGGACGATGCTACAGTTGCGAAGAAAGCGGCAGACAACCTACTGGCTGCAAAAACAGAAGTCGATGCGCAGATCAGTACGATTAACACCACCCTCCAGGATGGATTCGATAGCCTGGCTCAGCAGATAGCATCTATTTCTGCTGGTACAGGCGAGCAGTTCGACAGTCTGAAAATCTGGTATTTCGAAAAGGATGCTGAAGGTTGGGCGGAAGACGACGCAAATACTAAATTGCTGCCGGTTGATGCCGATGGATGGATTTATCCATCCGGCGCCTCGTCGACAATGCGTTCACCCAACCCACTGGCAATAGATGGCCAGTCGTACAAGTATATGCGCCTGCGCATGAAGCGAGTCGGCAAACCGAACTGGACAGGGAAACTGTTCTGGACAGGCGTCAACGAAACGGGCTGGGCCACTCAGCGAACGGTGAGCATTCCTGAGCCTGAGTTCGATCCGTCCACCGGCGTTACCGTTATCTCGATCCCGGACATTCCCTGGGCGACATCTGAGACGGTTCGTCGTCTGCGTTTTGATTTTTCAACGAACCAGAACGCTGCAAACTACTACACAGTCGACTGGCTGGCCGTGGGCCGTCCGACTCCTGGCGCTTCTCAGGCGCAGCTCCAGGACCTGAAGACCGCCATGACTTCCGCCGATGCGGCTGAAGCACTGTCACGCAGCCAGCTGGCCGCGCAACTCCGGGGGAACTACGAAGGCACTAACCCGGCGAACCTTGTCACCGGGCTTGTGTATAACGAACGTATGGCCCGCGTCACCGCAGAGCAGGCTATCGCAGCCGACGTCACAACGCTGCGCACTGACTTCAACAACAACAAGGCTGCCGTGACTCAGCGCCTCGACACGCTGACATCAGAGAACCAGGCGCAGGCGCAATCCCTGACTCAGCTGCAATCTGGCCTGACCGACGCAAACGGTAAGATCGGCGCTAACGCGACAGCAATCAGCCAGCTGCGCACCGACGTCACGGCGGTTGATGGCCGTGTCACCGCGAACAGCCAGTTGCTCACTGGCCTGCAAAGCGATCTGAGTAACATGCGCGTCGGCGGGACTAACCTGGTCCCGAACTCCGGCACTCTGGCGGGCGTGAGCGGCGTCGTACAGGGACAGACGTACAAAGGCAATGCTATTCGTCGAATCGCCATTGCGGCGGGTTCTGCGGGCCAGTATGACCAGTTCGAGTACGAACTTGCTGCGCCGATTGACGGGACAGAGGTCGTTATCAGCTTCTACGCGAAAGCCGGTAACGACGACAGCAAACAGATCTACGTCTATCTGTACAACCCGAACGCCACGCTAACCGCGGCCAGCAGCCAGGGGAAAACAGGTAGCTGGTCTACTGGTGGCGATGGAGCCATGACCCTCGACCTGACCACCGGATGGCAACGATATTGGGTCAGGTACACCCGTAAAGCCGGGCAGACTGGCAGTCAGCGCGTTATTTTTGGCCGCCTGATGAAAGGCTCGAAGGATAGAGAGGTCTTCATCAGCTCGCCTAAATTTGAATACGGGACTATGCCTACCGAATGGAGCGAAGCACCGGCAGACAATGCTAGCGCGACCGCACTTCAGGCGTTGACTACGCGCGTCACTGCTGCAGAAGGTAGTATCACGACGAACAGCCAGGCTATCACCCAGCTGAAGGGCGACTTGTCTACCGTTCAGGGTCAGCTGGCTAACAAGGCCGAAGCGAGTGCATTGCAGCAACTGCAAACGACCGTCACCCAGCAGGGTCAGACTCTGACATCTCAGGGTTCTGCGATCACCGATATACAGAATAACCTGCAGAATGGTAAGAAGGGTTACTGGCTGCTGAAGGTGTTCGATATCAAGAAAGCTGACGCTTCATATATTCCGTCCCTGACTGACCTCAACGGCGTACCGCCGTTAAGTGTGTCGGAAATCGCTGACGCCACGAAACTGGACTTCCTGCCATACGGAGATTACAAGTTCATCTATGT